AAATCCATCAAATGAATTTTTAGACCCTGCAGTAGTATCTCCTTGCCAAATGTTAAACTCAGTATTTTGTGCAACCTCAGCAGCAACGTGAGCAATCATAAAGTCTGCAAATTTTGGAGGTAAAGACTGACCTAAACCATATCCCATTTGCTGAGATTCCCAATCGTTTACGAAGTCATACTTACATAATTGTAAATTTACTTGTAATTCAGTTGGTTGTAAAATTCTTTCAGTTAATGTTACAGTTGATGTTGGGTTAAAATCACACCCTGCAGCAGTTACGATTGCATCTGTTGCTAATTTCTTGATTACTTCTTTAAAAGCAATGTTAGATTTTACTGTGATTCCTCCATCATCAATAGTTGATGCACTCAATAAAGCAGCAGCGATATACTCGCCTGCAAATTGTCCTGCATAAGTCGTAGTGATGTTTGTTGTAGTAGCTAATTCTACGTTTTTTAAATTACTCATTGTATTTTATTTATTTAATTTATTTAATACTCTATCTAATGTTGATGTAAATTTACCTTTAGCAAATTCTACTTTTTTAATTGTTTTACTTTCAGATTCAGGATTGTGTTTAATTGGCTTAGAAGCAGGCTCTGATAATTCAGTTTTAACTTCTTCAGGAATTTCTTCTGAAAATTCTTCTTTTACAGTTCTTGACTTTAAAGGTGCTTGTACTTCATTTGACATTTCTTCTTCTTGCATTTTGCTTTCCTTGTCAGCCTTTAAGTCTGCAATCGCATCTTCTAGGTTTTGAATTCTTTTTTCCATTCCCTCCCAATCTGCAACATCTGCCATTTCTTCTTCTTTTTTTTCTTCTTCTTCAGCTAGGTCTTCAGTAATTTCTTCTCCCTCTTTTGTTTCCTTTGCAGGAACTTCGTCAGATACTTCTCTAACATCTCCTATAACACCTTCTTCTTCAACTACAACTAATCTACCATCTTCAAGTAAATATTCTCCAACAGGCATTGCTACCTTTTCATCATCTGTTACTATAAAGATTTCTTTTCCTTTTTCAAATGATTCTGCACTTACTATTGTGCCATTCTCTAACTTGGTTTCTTCAAGTTTAACTTCAATATTTAGAAGTGTTTTAATTTGATTTAACATTTCGGTTGATTTCATATTATTTATATAACGATTATTAATTTAAATTTTGCATTTTCAGTTTGAGCCTGTAATATTTCCTATGCCCTGTGCACCAATAGACCCATCACAACAATCTCTAGAATATGTATTGGTGTCCCAACATAAACAAGCACGTGAACTTCCCTGTGGGCTTGTTCTACTACCTATGTAAATGCCTTTGTTTTTTGGTCTATTTCTGTTCATCAGTTAAGATTTCAATTATTTTTAGTAATGTCTCTTTATCACTTTGACTTGACATATCTTCTTTAATTTCTTCTTTAGGTGATTCCATTTTGTCTGCAAAATAACCCTCAATAGAAAAACCTTTAACTTTATTTGTTCTAACATATTCATTCCAAATTTCTTCATTATTAACTTTTACTGCTCCCATCCAAGTTCCAACAGGAACATTCAATCCGTACTTTCTTGACTTGTCTTGCACCTCATCTTCAACTATCCAACTTTCTACCAATGTCAAACCTTTTAAATCTTTAGAGTGTTCTAAGGTTGAATTGTTTTGATACCCATTTCTTAAATACATTTGTGATGCTTTTGAAATAGTATCTTTTGAGAAAAATATGTAATAATCCCCTTGTTCGTTTTTTCTGTATATTGGTTTATTAGGTATTAATAAAGCGCCTAGTAATATTCTTTTTTCTTTGTCTATTTCTGCTAACTTAACTTCCTCACCTTTTAAGGCTACAAAATCAGATTCTATTGCAGGACTTTCTACGATTGAAATTGCTTCAATTCCACTTTCTTCTTGTTCCTCGTCTAATATTAATTCAACTATTCTCATAATGTTATAACGTATTAAATTTTAAATTTTGCTTTTTTAACCTATTGAAGCATCATCAATAATATTTCTATCTAATTCTTGTGCAGTTGTTACCTCACTAGAAACTACATAAGTCTGTATAGGTATTTGTGATTGACCACCTATCGCACTTGCTAATTGATTTGTACCACTTGCTCCAACTATGTTAAATGCAGGGGATTGACTTTCTATTTCTGTTGGTGCAGGTATTTGTTTTGGTGGTCTTACTTGGTCAGGTTTTGGTGCACCACCTTTTCCTAATGCAGATAATGCTTTTGCAGTTGCAGCTACGTTTGCAGCTATCCCTATTCCTGCCCCAATAGTATTTGCAGTAACTAATTTTGCAGCTATACCTACTGATGCACCCCCTGTTGGTATTGCTAATGCTGCTCCTTGTGCAGTTATGGCTGCATTTGATGCTTGTGTTTCTATTACTGTTCTAGCAACATTTACTGCACTTTCTCCAATTATTGCTGCTGCTTGTAGTCCTTTATTTTTTCCTGCTAGTTGCCTGAGTAAACCAAACCCTGCTGATATATTATTAAGGTTTTGAGTTTGTAATTGTTTTTTAAAAGCAACCATTGCTGCTTCAACTCTTTCTTCTTCCTTTATTCTATCTTTTTTGTCTTGTAATATTTTATCAAGCCTTTCTTTTTCTGCTGCATCATCTTCTTGTTGCTTAACTTTAGCTGCTTCTTCTTCTTCTGCCTTTCTTGCTTTTTCTTCATCTTCAATAGCTTTTAATCTTGCAACTTCCTCTGCCTTTAGGGCAATTATTTGAGATGTTACTTCTTTTTGTTTTGTTAGTTTTGCAGTTTCTAAGTTTATAAGTTCTGCTTCTAACCTTGCTTCTTCTTCTAGGTCTTCTTTTTTAGATTTTCCTAAAGCATTTTCCTTTTGTTTAGCTTCAAATCTTAACCTAGCTGCTTCAATTTCTTTATTTGTTATTTCTTCCTCTAAATCTCCTGCTTGTTTTAAAAATTCAATTCTTTCAAGTGTACTAAACTTTTCTTTATCAATAGCTTTTTCTAATAACTCTGCCCTATCCCTATTTGCTTTTGCTCTATCTACAATATTTTTTCTTTCTATCTTATCTGCCTTTGCTCTTTGGTCAGCTATTTGACCTGCAATTATAGCTTCTTCTTTTAATTCTTTTACAAATCCTTTAGTTGATTCTGTTACTTTATCTATTGTATTTTTAACTCCTGTTAAACTATCTACGTAACTACTTCCTGCTGACTTTGCATCTTCTAAAGCACCTTTAAAATCTCCACTAAATACTTTTTTTATTGCCTTTCCTAAAAAACCAAAAGTATCAATAAGACTTTCAATCCTATTAGTTATATTTTCTTTGATTGAATTTTTTAAATCAATTATAGCTTGTTTAGGATTCTCAAATGCTGAAATAATAGCCTCACCAAAGTCTGCCAATAAATCAACTAGGTTGCCTACAACTGAGCCAATTATACCCAATAATTTTGCATACTTGTTTTGACCATCTTCTGATGATTTAAAAGCAGTTGTTACTGCAGTTATAGCAATCAATAATGCACCTATCCCTGTCCCTATTATAGCAACCTTTAAAAGATTCATTCCTTTAGTTGCACCACCTAAGCCACCTTTAAGGTTTTTTAACCCTGATACTAAGCCTCCTGTTTGCTTATCTACTAAACCTAAAGCACCACTATAATCTGCAGCATTTTCTGTTGCTTCCTTTAGTTCTTCATTTGCTTTTTTCCTATCTTTATTTAAGTCTTTTAAGGCAATCTTTTCATCTTTTAATGCTTCCTTTTTTTCCTTTAAAGCATCCTTTATTTTCTTCTGTGCAGCTAAGTCTGTTTTAGATGTTTGGTTTAATTGCTTTTCATATTCACGTATTTCTTTTTCAAGCCCATCAATTAAATCTTCTTGTAATTTTAATGATTGGTTTAATTCATCAACGTTTTTCTGTGCATCTTCGGTTGATAGTTTTAAAGTATATTCTTTTTCTATTGCCATTTGATAGTATTTTTAATATGTTTTAATCCTGACTTTAAGTTTTTAGGCAAAGCATTTTTACCCTGTGCAATTTTTATGTTTTCCGTTTCTCCTTTTGCTATCTGCAATAAGTCTATTATATTTTTTATCATAATGTTGTGAATGAATATGGTGCTGATGGTGATGATGCATTTAATAGAATATCATAAGCCACAATAGTTACAGTATAAGTTGTTCCTGATGTTAATCCTGTAATCGTATCTGAATAGGTTGTTTGTAATGGTTGTGCCATTGACCCACCAACAGGGCTTCCATTGAAAGATACAACGTAATAGGACATAGTAGTTCCATCAGGTGATACAGATGGATTCCAATTTATAGTTACAGATGTTTGACCTATATTAGTAGCATTAACCCCTCCTACTGTACTAGGTGGTGCTTCTGATGTTGTAGTTAATGTACTTTTAACATCATTTAATAATTCAAAGTCTGTTTTTCCTGTTGTTAAATTAGTCGTTAGAGAATTTATCTTATAATTATTTTGACCTATTTGTATAAGGTTATTTAACTGCAAATTATAATAAATCTTCATAGGTAGGTATGCAGTAACCTTTGTTAATCTTCTTCTATTATTAAATACGTTACTTATGTATGTTCTATAATCAGTATAAAATAAAGTATCTGTAAAAGCTAAAGAATTAACCCCTGCTTCATTTGCCTGATATTCATTTATCTCATTTCCAAAATGTATATTTTCTTTACTTGTAGATGATGATAAAGCCAAAGCATTTGATGGAATATAGTAATCATCAATATCTAATTTTACTCCTGCATCAAAATCTCTTATTCTTATGTTTGTTCCATTTGATTGTCTAATAGGATAAAATAATAAAGGTGACCCAAAGTAAGGCTCTTGGTTGTCATCTACAAAATAACCCCATTGAACAGTAGTTGCAGTTCCACCCTGCACATCATAAAGCCTTTCATATTGCAAATGCTCAAAAGGTACTTCTAGATTATAAGGTTTTGATGGTGCATCAAATATATCTCCATTTAAAGTATATTGTAAGCTACCCCATTGTGTATTATTTAACTGCTCAAATTGTTTTGCTAAAAATGTTCCTAGTCCTTTGTATTTAAATTCTACACTTGAAAAAGGTAACGCAACATTAACTGCTGATTTTGTAGTATCTAAATACTTATCAATATTTATAGGCTCTGATACAATATTTGAAAATTCAACACATTCAACTGACTCAACAGTTCCTCCATCTGCAATTACCCTTTTTATATATTGATTCCCTGTTCCTGCATCA